GCCGTTGTAATCGAAGCCTCGGCGATGTTGCCTGTAACGAGCAACGTAGTGGCCGGGGAACTCGTGGCCCCAACCACGATGGAGACGGTAAGGACTGCGCCTTTACCCGCAGACGCCAAACCATCGGGCGTGATGACTTCCAAGACCAACTGACGGTCTTCCGCATCACCGGCTGCGCCGAGATTCAGAGTCGCCGTACTGGAGCGCGTTCCCGTCAACGCGACATCGAAGTCGAACACTTGAGAGAGATCGGTAATCATGTGATAATTTTCCTTTTAGTTACCGTGTTATTGAGTCACAGTGGCTTCGGTGAGCAACAGCGATTCGCAGGTGCGGATCGGAATGCCACGGAAGGTGAGAATCGGCTGGCCTTCTTTCGCCAAATCCCACGACAAGAGAGCGTTCGTCTTGTTCAAGGTTTGAATCTCAAACATTGTCTTGACATCGGTGTGCATATAGATCGAAGTCTTGCCGCCGAGATTGAAACGCTTGGCCTTGTTCGTCGCGACGATCAACGCCTCAACCAACTTGGCTTGCGCACCCGCGTCCGCTTGCAGATTGGACACGTCGATATTGCAGATACGAGCGGTGGAGCGCCAGTCACGGACCGTCAGACCGACCTTCCACTTGTAGTGAGTCTTGTAGCCAAGATACTCGCCGCGTTCGGCGTCGTAAATGGTCTGCAAACCGAGGTCTTTCTGCTCGATACCAGCCTTGGTGCCTTTCGGGAAGATACCATAGATGGTTTCGCTGCCCCAATTCACAACCCAAATCGACGTGTTGTCGTTTGCACGACCGCCAGCGTCGATGACGTTGTAGCTGCTCACCGTCTTGTCGGGAGTGGTCGGAGGCAACTGATTGTAGCGCGCCGCCATACCGATGAACTTCTCAGGAGTGATCTTGTCGCCGTAGAAGAACACGGACACAACTTCGATCTTCATCGCTTCGATAAACGCCTTGTCTTCCGACAAGCGCCATTCAGGAGCATTACCGTTCAGGTTAGCCAACTCTTCGTCAACGGGTGCGAAGCATTCCAGCATACCGCAGGTATCCGTGACTTGTTTCGTGGTACTCTTGGACGGCTGGACTCCGTAGTTCAGCAAGCGCCACGTCACCGCCGGAAGCCCGGTACGGATCGTGGTCTTGTTACCCGTGGTCAAGTTACCTTCCATCCACAGCATGTCGCCGAGCAATTCATCAACGCCCGGGACTGCCAACATCTCAACGATACGCGCCGTCACCTTGTCGTTTTCATCCAAACGACGGATGAAATCCATAAGTGTGACTGCACTGGTATTAGGAGTCATTGTGTGACATCCTCCGTTTTACGTTCATTTCACCGCGTTTACCGAGTTGTTGCCCCCACGTTCGGTGTCACCCTCCGGTGTACGGCTATGAGATGGATGGTCGGTGCCGTCCATCAAAGTGAAAAATGTTACGCTGCTGGCTTCATAGACGGATACATCTCCGCCGCAGTCGCGCCCGCGCGCGGGGCCGTGCGGTTCGCGCCTTCAGCCAGGTCGTCTTCGTGTAGCAAACTGCCAAGCTTGTTCAAATACTGAATCAGAGCCGGGTGACTGCCAAGCCAAGAACCGTTAAACATATCTTGAACTTCTTTCGGCGCGATAGTGAGCGCACGTTTCGCGCCAGCTAGAATCTTCTCGTGGCCGGGAATCGCTTTGAAATCCTCCTGCCATTTGGCGATCTTGGCGCTCTCCGCAGTCTGCGCCGCGGTGATCTGCGCCTGCACGTGAGTCGCGTACAAATCCGCAAGCTTCTGCGCCTTCGCATTGTTCAAGCCAAAGTCTTTCGCGATAGGGGCGAAACCTTCAACCAGCTTGTCATCCAGTTTCATTCCGTCTGGTGCCTTCAATTCGTACTTCTCGGGCACGGCGGCGTCGGCTTCGGCCTTCAACTGCTCGGGCGTCTTCGCTGCGGGCGCTGCGGGCGCTGCGGGCGCTGCGGGCGCTGCGGGCGCTGCGGGCGCTGCGGGCGCTGCGGGCGCTGCGGGCGCTGCGGGCGCTGCGGGCGCTGCGGGCGCTGCGGGCGCTGCGGCGGCTTTAGCTTCGGCTGCAATCTGCTCGGGGGTCTTGTCCATTTCTAAACACCTTTCTTATTCGATTGTTCTTCGTTAGCTGCTTCATCTTCCATCGTTCTAAAAAGTTCGTGTGACGCTCTGTGCGCGTCCTTGAAGAATTTCAACCCGACCGATCTGCGGCCTGCCCGGAAAGTATCCATAGAATTCCCGGTGAACGTCTCGTCAAACATGTGACATTCGCCCAAAACGCGCCACAGGATACGACGGCCTTCCGCCGTACCCATGATTGTGCGAAGATCGGATAATTCGCGATCGCGCCGTAGATCAATCTTCTTCTGCTGCTCGGGCGTAATCCGAGTCTGTCGTTGATCGAGTATAGATGGTCCTGCCATGTTATTCCTTAACTAGCCGCCGGGACTTGTTGCGGAAGCACTCTCCCCATAACTTGCGCCAGAGCGTTATTCCCGCTCATGTCGGCTTGACTTGCGGTCTTCGCGGTCTGCGCCGCTGACGCCATCATCGCCGCTTGCTGCTGCTGTTGCTGCTGTTGCGCGCGAGCGGCGCGAATCTTTGCGATCTGCTCGGGCGTATTCAGCAACTTAGCGGGGACGGCAATGTCGTCCGCGTATACTTGAACATAGGCGTCGAAATTAACATTGTCCAAAACTTCTGGACGAATCTGAGCGGCGGCACCGATACGACCGATGAACTGGTCGATTGCCGTCAATCCCGACATCTTCGCGGCCACTGCCAACGTAGACGTGTACTCAATCTTAATCGACTGCCCGCGCAACTCGGGAATCGGCGGCGGGGGCGGCAACGCGCCCACACGCGACATGATAGCGAAAATCCGAACGATGGCGGGGTCAAGAAGTTCGCCGTGCACGCGCTCAAGAACGGGGCCAAGCACTTGAAGTTTTTCCTCGTGCCTCTCCGCTATTTCGGTGGCTGTCACGCCGCTGCGCGTGGGCTGATTCGCCAGCATCATAAATAGATTCGTAAAGAACCACTCTTTCAAATCGGACTTGATGGCCTGAATCTTAGTCTCCGCGCTCTCAATCATGTTTGGCACGTTGTACAACGACCGCATGGCGTTGTTCCCGCCCATGTCGTCAACATACGTAATGCCATTCGGAATGGTGTTGATCTGCTCGCCCTTCAATCCTGGAGGCGCTACGACGGGCGGCTCCATCGCCTTGTCGTAGTTCACCAACTGCGCTTCCACAAAACGCTGAAGCATTTTCACGTCGCCAAGAGCTTCCATGCCGCGACCGCGACCCCACACTTTGCTGCCAACGATGTTCCAACGCGGCGCTTGACATGGAAACTCGTCGTAACCGCGCTGACGAAGAATCTTGTCGGATTCTCCGCCAAGCTCAAAGTACACCGACCGATATGCTTTCTTCGATATGTCTCGACGATCCACATACTCGGGGTCTGGTTCAATCGCTTGAATCACTTGGAACATCGCCTTGACGTTATTGCCGGCTAAGGCGTTAAGCGCAGCTTGACTCAAATTAGCTTTACCGAACTGATCCTCAAGCTGGTGCGCGTGATACCATCCGTGTCGGTATAACGTATCAACGCGCAAGCTGGCGTCCAGCGCCAACCAAAATTCGCCGATTGTGAATGGGCGGCAACGGATAACATTCTCAAAATCCTCAAGGATGATTTGCGCCGCTGTCCCAAAGACGGGAAGCTCCTTGTAGATATGGTGTAAGCTGGCGTAAAAGTTAGAGGCGTCCATTACCGCGTACATCCGCCGTTCACACTCATCAAGCCACGCTCTGACAGGCTGGAAGGCGGCAAGATCGGCGTCCTGGAGACCGAGCTTGAACCATGGACGTGACGGACTGGTTAACCCGCTCTGCATTCCCGCCGCAAAGATGTCCACATACCGCGTTGCGCTTCCATCAATGATCTTGGTGAAAGTTTTTCCGCCGTAAATTTGTTCCCACTCATTCTGCTGGCCTTGGAGCGCCACACCGTTGTCGGGAAGTATGTATTGCTGTAGCTCTGTCCAATGCGGTCTAAACAGTTGACGATCAGAGTCCATTTGACCGTAACGGGTAAGTAATTTCTGGCGGAGGTCAAATGGCGTATTCTTACGCGTTACCAGGGGCCCTCTTTCCATTGGGGGGTAGTTCTCGTACATGTTATTGCCCCAACAAAGATTTCACCGCCGTGGTAGGGTTCCCCGGGACGCCAAGACCACTCGTCTTGATTGTCTGATTCATACCCGCCATTAAGGCCGCCTGGCGTTGCTGCTGCGACACAGCCGCGTCAGACGCAATCTGTACGTTCTGCAACGGTGCGGGCGGGGCCTGCGGTGCTGGCGCTGAAGGCGAGCTTAAACACATGATTAGTGATCCTCCTTTTTTCCGTCTGTTTCAAACTGACCAAAGCGGCCTGGTTTCCACATAGCGCTTGGCTGGCCTGCGTAAGCCCAATGCCCGAACAAGTGGACGCCCCAATAAATTACAAGTACCTGCCACGCCGGAACACCCGATGACTGCATAGCTTCCCGGAGTATATCGTCGCAAACTGATTGGGAAAATTTGTGCGTTCGATACAAATAATCGTGCAAGCACGCGGCAGAATCATACTTGCCTTCAGCGGGCAACACCGCCCACGCTATGCGCGGGACAGATGCAAAGTCTGTCACGAACCCGGTCGGCACGATAAGGAGTGCTTCGTCC